ATTGGTCACATCCACCAAGAACTCCCCACGCCCGGTGATAAACGATTCACGTTCGTTAAGCAGCCGTTCACATTCTCGCAACACATCATCACCTAGCAGCACGATGGCCGACATGGTATCACCATCATAGTCCCCGCCAAGAAGGCCGAGACGCGAGGGATGAACTGACATCGAGTCCATAAAGGAAGCGTCACGATCGTGTACCGGAAACTCTAACGCTACGCCGTCCTCTATAGGTTGCCAGTTCTCGTCGAGTTCTACTTTGATGGTGGCTTTGACCGTGGTCTTAACGTAGGCACGGGTTTGGTAAACCGAACCCATCCCGGTGATCGGATAACGGGTCACCACCATGTAGAGCGTGTTCCAGCGCTTATAAAGGCACAGGTACAATAACTCGGTGTAGGTTAACGGATGCACTAAGCCGGGGTTCCAGCCTTCTGGCAGCTCGGTGATATCGCCAAACACCCGAAAGTGGTCGTTATCTGCATAGGTTAAGCCGAGATACCGTCCCTGGATGGTAATCGGCTTGTTGCGAAGTCGGGTGTCTTTAAAGCCATAGATCAGCTTTTCTAAACCTTCTTTGGTGGTCCACTTGGTGACGGTCGGTTGATCCACGTCAATCACTTCACGGGTCAGCGTTTTGGGGTTGACCACGGTGATCCTGGTGCCGTCGGTAAAGACGTGCTTAAGCCAGCCGTTCAGTAACCCATAGATCGTTAAAGGCAGGGCCCCACGGGCGAGCTGTAACAACCCGATCTGGGTGTCGTCCATGTGCGGGGAATTGGCGGCGCCCAAGGTCTCACAACCGATCTTGGCGGCGGTGATCACGTTACGCGTGCCGTTAAAGATCCGCCGGCGTCCCCACTTTTGCTGGAGAATCCCGCGCTTACCTTCAAGCATATCGGCGTAGTTTTGATAGATCTCGTTAAAGCGCTGTTGTAGCGTCCAACGCACCCCGTCGTAAAGCGAGGTGTTTGCGCCCTCTAAGTCGTCGGTAATCGTATTAGCAGCACTCAATAATTTCCGATACAGGCTATTGACCTCGTTTTCGGTAGTTCGCCCACGGGGGTCAATTTCGATATCACGCAAGCCCGCCGGCGTCACCAACACGTTGCGATAGAGCGCCACGTCTTTAAACTTCTCGACCAGTTCGATGTTGTCGCTGCGCTTGGGCGATTCGTTACGTTTAAATTCTATGCTCTTCCAGTGCGATAAAAAGAACGCGTAGCCAGTTTGGCCTTCAAGCTGGGTCGATTTGACAAAGTCTTTTTGGTCGTCATCCCACTTTGCCCACACCGAACCGGAAAGCACTCCGGCGTAAAGCTGCTTTAACGCCACCAACGCATTATAGATGTCCGGGTGGAACACGGAGGATTTGATATGAATATACGAATAGCGATCGTCGCGTTCTTCCGAGCCCACCCGACCAAAGATCGGGATCGAGTACAACCCTTTGTCGTTGAGCTCAGTCGTCAGCCCGTCGTAGATGTCTAGCGAGGTTACCGGGGTGATCAGTTTCCAGGGGATGGTTTTTGCATCCAGTATTTTAATGTTAAAGGGCAACAAGGCCGTTTTCATAATGGTGGTCCTTTGAGCGAGAAAACAAGGTAACCGTATGTCAGATATTAAACTTGATTTTGACGACTTTTCTGATATCGACGTGAATTTTGATTTTGACTTCGATGACAAAAAACCCACCACCACCAAAGAGAAGATTAAAGAGTTCTCCGCCGGGCTTTGGGAAGGGGCGAAAGGCGAAGTGATCTCGAAATCCGCCATTCGCAACATCGTTCGCAACCTCTTGCCAAAGTCGTTTGGCCCGGTGCTCGATATAGAATCATCCGTCGAAGACTTTGCGGGGGATCTATACGATAAAGTCAAGAAAAATACCAAAGACGGCGTAGCCGATCTCAAAGACGCTGCCCTGGACGTGGCAGCCGCCTACGGGGGGATTGCCCCGGATGCGGTGCTAAAGGGAATCGAGGCGTGGGCAAGTAATAAAGAAGAGGTCTACGAAAGCGAGTCGTCAGAAGACGCCGAAGCCAACGACGTCGATGCCAAGACCAGCGACCTTTTGTTGGCCTTAGAACAAGGCACGTTGTCCAGTGCCAAGATGGCGTCGTCGTTGCAAAAACAAGTGCTCACCCAAAACGCCACCATCGCCGTTAAGCAAAACGCCACGATGACCACCCAGTTGGCGTTCTTACAGGGCATACACCGCCTAGAAGCCCGCAACGTCGGCTTTAACGAACAAGTCACGGCAACCTACCAGCGCAAGTCCTTAGAGCTCCAGTATCGCTCTTATCGCTTGCAAATTGGGGTAGCCAAACTGCACGAGCGGTTTTACAAACGCGCCCTGGACGGCTTTAGCGCGTTGATCACCAACTCGTCGATGTCAGATTTTGAAAAGGCGTCCTCTGATCGGGCAAAAGGAAAGGTCAAAGGCCAGTTGATGGGCGGGATCAAAGGCAAGGTTTCTAAGTACGGCAACACCTTAGCCGATACGATCTTTGACTCGATCTCGGACAAGTCCGAACAACTGGGCGATCAAGCGTCTCGCGCGGCACCTGGGATGCGGATGCTAGTACAAGCCGCCCAGATGCAAAAGATGATGCGCCAATCGGGCTCGCGTGAATACGGGAAACTGGCCGGACAAGTCTTGGGCTCCTTTGCCCCGGAGCTCGCCAAGAAGTATATCCAGCCGCGGTTGCAAAAGAACTCCAAGTTGGCCGCTGCCGGGTCTAACGCTGCGTATCTCGGCGGGAATGCGCCTGGGTTGTTGAATTCGTATCTGCGAGGCGGTGAATCGTTGGACGAGTACTACGACCCCACGGACCCCAACAACAAGTGGTACAGCCGGCTGCAAAAGAAAACCTTGAACCCGATGTTAAACAACTTGATGTGGAACGCACCCTCGCAAAAGGGTGATCGCACCAAGGTGTCAACGCCTGGTATCAAGGATCTGACCAACCCGGCGCAGTGGGATGTGATCTCACGCCGTTCGCTCATTGAGATCATCCCTGGGCTTTTAACCAAGCAGCTTACCGAGCTGACCAAGATCTCCACCGGCAAAAAGGACGTGCAGGATGTGGAATACAACCACACCCAGGGGGCGTTTACCTCTAAAGCACGAAACCAGTCGGATTTGCGAAACGCCGTGTTTAACAAGTCCGAGTTCAAAGGCGCCGCCCAAGGGTTTAACTCGATCGTGTCCGAGATCGACCCGGATAACGAGCTGTCTAAGGCCGCACGCGTAGCGGTTGCCATGAAGCTGGCCAAGGGGGCTGATCGGGGGGACGCCTTTAGTATCAACATGCTCATTGGTGATAAAGCCTGGGAAGGGACCGATCCGGACATTGCCAAAGAGGTCACCGCCTTTATGCATCAACGGTTTAAAACCCGCGAAGCCAAAGGGGTGGCTAAGTTGCAAGGGCAATACGACATCGGCGATGATAAAGAGCTGGCGTCGTTACGTAATAACCTGGCGGGTTCCTTTGCTTCACAACAACGGTACATGCCCAACGTCGAAGAATCCACCAACGTACTGGCCAATGGCGGTCATCGTAACGCACTGAAAGAGATGGGGATTATCCAACGTAAGAACGGCCAAGAAGTCTTTAACCACGACTTGTATTGGAAGAACTTACAAAAGCACGTGCAAAACCCCAACTACGAACAAGAAGGCGACGAATCGTCGTTATCAGACGTGGAGAACCCGTTGGCGGCTGGGTCACAAAAAGTCAGCCAACAGATCCGCGATCGCTTAACCGGGGCCAAATCCAAGATCAAGGCGTCGGCCGGGTATCACGCGCTAAAACGCTATTACGAGGAAGCACTGGATCGCGGTCAAGACATCATCGAAACCGTGCAACGGCGCTTACAAACCGCCACCGACGAGGGGGAAGTGGAACGCACCCTCGACACCGCGAAAACCAATGGCAAGCAGCTTATCGCTGAGATCAACGCCCAGCTCTTGGAATACCGCGACGTCGCCCAAGAGAACCCCCAGATCAAACAAGCCCTGGCCCAAGGCGAACAGATCGTGTCGGTGCTCTCACAACAATTTGGTCAACAGACCAAGGCCCAAGGCGTGAAAGACCGGTTGGGGGCTTTAGGCGGGAAAGCCAAAGGGTTCTTAAGCAATCTTTCGGTTGACGGGGTAAAAGATCAACTGAGCGGGTTTGCTAACAAAGCGCGGAACGTGGCCGGTGACGATGTTAAGGAGGTGACTCAAAAGGCCCAGGGTTTGGGAAGTAGGGTAGGCGCTACGGGGGCAGAGTTGGCATCTACGGCGAAAGCCGAACTCACCGAAGCCCAAGCACGCTTACAACTGCAAACCGAGAACAATGACCTGGTCAAAGAGATGATCGGTATTATGGCCTCAGCACGTGATCAGATCGTGGCCACCAAGGATGCGACGATTGCGAACATGACCGGTGATCCTGCCGTGATGGCCAACTCCACCACCGAACGCCAGGGTTGGTTAAAAGGGTTGACCAAACGCATGGACTCCAGGCTTAAGCACAATCCGTTAAGCAAGTTTATGCATCTGTTGCCCAATTTTAACAAACCGGCTTTAACCGTGATGAAGTGGACCACCTTGTTGCCCTTAGCACTGGGGTGGAAAACCTCAAAAGTGTTGTGGGGTGTGCTGAAGTCTCGTCGGGCCAAAAAGGACGATGAAGACGACAGCGAAAAGCCAGATCGGGTGAACGGGGTATTTGACCTCTTAAGACGGCGCAACAAAAAGAAAGCGGAAAAGGGCGCGGAACCGACCGACAAAAAACCCGAAGAGAAAGACAGCGGTAAAGGGTTGTTAGGACTGGTCGCGGGGGCGGTTGCCGGCATCGGTGAATTTGTTGCCAAATTTACCAAGTTTGGCATTATCGAATCGTTAGCGAAGTTCTTAAAAATGGGTTGGTTGGTGTCGCTTGGCAAGCTCATTCTAGGCAAGAAAGCCGTGGGGGCAGCAGCGGATATGGCCGAAGATGTGGCCACAGCCGGTGCGGAGTCTGTGCTCAAAGGCAAGGGGGCGGCAACCGCTGCCGGGGGAGCAGGTACGGTGGCTAAGAAAGGGTTGTTACGTCGGGGCGCAGGCCTGGTCGGTCGCGGTCTTAAAGCCACGGCCAAAGGGGTCGGCTCGGTGGGCAAGTGGGCTTTGGGGACCTCGGCGAAAAACACCGGTACTTTTGTTGCCAGAGGGCTTAAAGGTAACGTGACCCGCGGTTTGAAGCTCGGGGGGATTGCCACGGCGGCAATGGCCGGCTATGAAGCGATCTCTGATTACCGAGCGGGCAACTACGAAGGCGTCGCTGAAGACGTCGGGGGCGGTGTTGGTGGGATCTTAGGTGGGGCGGCAATGGGTGCCGCAATCGGCTCGGTAGTCCCCGTGGTGGGGACACTGATCGGGGGAGTCGTGGGGGGTGTGATAGGGGGGATAGGTGGTTCGGCCATCGGAGGGGCGCTTTACAAGTGGATTGCTTCGCCGGGGTTGTTACAACAGATGCGTTTGCGCCAATACGGCATTCCCGATAACAATTCCGATCACACCGGCAAGATCTTTAAACTGGAAGCTGCCCTCGAGCCTTACGTCAAGGTCACCGATGATGGTCATGCGTTTTTAGATCCGTCGGCCCCGATCTCCAAGTTGGCCTCGGACTTTGTCGACGATCCTAACGATCGTGATCAAGTGCAAAACTTTGCGGGCTGGTTCTTACACCGCTTTAAACCGGTGTATCTGACCCACAAAGCGGTCTCCAAACAGGTGCTGCCTAACCAGGCCTTTCTCGACTTGGACGCTTCCCCGGATGCGGCAGCGAAATACGAGATTGCCAAACGCACGCAGCAATTTGATCCGAACAACGACAACCCGTACACGGTGACCGCCAAGATCTTCCCCGATCTGATCGCCACCGATCAAAAGACCACCGAGGCGTTGGTACAAGACGTGGTAGGGCAGCTTCGTGAGAAAGCCCAGAAGATGTCGAGTGCCACCAAGTCAACCTCAACGTACACCACGGGCTCTGCTGCCACCACGGAGAAAGGCGAAGTCTCCAGTGATATCCTTAAAGCGATTAACCCCACCGGGGGGAAGATTGCCGGGATGAACTTGGAAGGCCATAAGGAGACCTCGTGGTTTACCGGTGATCGCACGGTGGTGTCGGTGGGCGACGTGCTGGGTGGGTTGTTACCCAAACCCGGTGAAGCCATGGACGACTTTACCGCCGCGAGAATGAAGATCTACGGGTTGCCGTCGTTGGACATCGACAAGGTCTCGACGCTCTTGCAACTTGAGCTGGTCATGGCCAACAAGATCAAGTTCAATGGTAGCAAGGTGGTCTTTGATGGACTGTCTTCGGATATCTATCACTTGACCGCGCCGCTCTTTGGGTTGTCTCCTTCGTCTGAGTACTCGTTTAAAGCCTGGGATGAGTGGTTCACCAAACGCTTCTTACCGGTGTATCTCTCGTTTGTCAATATCGCTTTTAACCAAACCGGTGAAAAGAACCCCACCCTTAACTTTAAACGGCTGCCACCGGAAACCCAGCTTCAACTGGTGAACGCGATGTCAGCGGCTCAGTCGTGGGGGCGTGATAGCGCACAATCCATTTGGAAAACCACCGCCTCGCCTTGGAACATGGGCACCTTAAACGCTGACGCCTCTATTTTGGCCAACCACATTGCCAATTTAAAAGCCAACGTGAAAGTCGCCCAGTACGCGGCAGAGAAGGTCGCCGGTGGGGTGGTACAAGCTAAGGAAGGCACGACGGCCAACCAGTGGCACAAAGATGAAAAGACCGGACAGATGGTCTCTAATCAAGTGCGCAATGCCGACGGATCGGTCTACACCTCCAACACCCAGCAAACGGTCTTTAACCCGCAAACCGGGCAAATGGAGCAGGCCTACGGCGGCGCAGCAGGCGGTGTGGCCTCGGGGAGTGCCCCGCAACTGGACATGACCGGCAAGGTGACGCCGCTTAAGATGGGACCGGGTACCGAGGAAGGCGTGCGGCTGATGATCCGCGAAGCCGTGAAAGGCGGGATCACCGATAAGAAAGAACTCGCGATGTTGTTGGCCCAACTACATGAAGAATCCGGGGGTTTCTCAACCCTTGAGGAAAACTTGCGCTATAAAGCCGATACCTTGATGCGACTCTTTCCCAATCGGTTTCCTACTTTGGAATCGGCCCAAGCGGTGGCCTCAGCCGGACCGGTGGCCGTGGCTAATGCGATCTATGGCGGCAGGATGGGCAACAACGCCCCAGGGGATGGGTGGAAGTACCGGGGCCGGGGCTTTATCCAATTAACGGGCAAAGACAACTACTCTGCGGCCGGGAAGGCGCTGGGGATGGATTTGGTCAACGATCCGGATAAGGTGTCGTCTGATAACGATGTGGCGGCAAAAACCGCCTTGTGGTTTTGGAAAAGCCACGGGGCACTCGAAGACGCGGCAAAGAAGGGGGACGTCACCGCCGTTACCAAAACGATCAACGGGGGATCTAACGGGTTGCAAGAGCGGGCCACGTTATTCCAACAATACTCCCAGATCATGGACGGGGGCAAATACGACGGGATCATCACCGGTAAGGATGGGGATGGGGAGGCCAGCGCCAATCCATCGGGTACCAGTATGGCAACCACGATGGCGCAAAGTGCCGCGCAAAGTGGAGGAGGGGTATCGAATCCTGCGTTATCAGGGGTGAAGACCGCGGCTCAACTGACCGCTGGTCCGGCTAACGCCCCGGGTAGCACAACCCCGCCTAACTTGGCAGCCCCCACCGGGCCTTCGGTGGCCGCAGCCGTTAACGCCGGTTCTGTTACACCCGGTGCCAAGGACTCGACGGCCTCGGCTATCGAAGCGCAAGCGACCAAGGACAACACCCAGACCGTCGGTGCCGCACCGGCGTCTCGTGCTGCGGTGCCGCCACCTTCGATGAACGTCACGAGTATGCAACCTCAGCAGACACCCGTGGCAACACCCGCGGCACCGAACCACACCGCGGTCTTGGCGCAGTCGGCCTCATCACAAGACCGTATTGCGCAAAACACCGCGCAGATGGTTGATCTGATGTCACAACAACTGGCCTACTTGAAAACGATCGCCGGTGGTCAAGGCGGAGTTGCCCAAAGCGGGCGTGCCGTGACCCCAGGTGCGACACCTGCGCCCGCGGCGAACGGTACAGACGGCCCTTCGGTGTCTTTTAAACGTCAGTACTAACCACCCACGTACTGAAGGGGGTTTCGGCCCCCTTCCTTTTATCAGAAGGTCTGTTGCATGAGTAATTTAAGTATCAAGGACCATGACTACCTCCAACAAGCCTTTATGCTCTCAGGGGTCAATATCAACGACGGCCTCAAAGACCGGCGTAAGTTTCAAAAGTCTCGCAACAAGTTTACCGACACTACACCTGGGGGCAACTTTTGGATCAACCCACCCCCGCAGTGGTCACCGACGTGTGATATCCGCTCGACCCGGTTTTTTAACGACCAGTTCGGCGGTATGGGGGGCGACTACTCTAACGCCATCGATGACAACGCCGATGTGGTGTATTTTCGCATGGGGGTGCCCGAGTTTAACGGCTTGTTCTCCTTTTTAACCAATATGTTTGACCCGACTGCCGCCTACCTCGCCCGCACCGGGCGTGCACCGGGGTGGCTCTTTACTATCGCCGAAGGGATCTCCTCGATTATCCATTGGCCTATACAGGCGATCTCGGTGACCTACACCACCTTAACCTGGTTACAAGGGATTCCCAAAACCAAGTTCTATTATTCTAAAAACGCGATGCCGCTCTATTGGAAATCGTGTAATAACATGCTCAACCAGATTCTCGTGAACATGGGGATGATCCCTCCAGCGTTTCGTACCTATCACCAAACGGCCAAAGAAGCCACCTACGACTTTGACATGTACACCGACGCCCAGCGCAAGCAGATGGCGAACATGCTCCCGGGGTTGTGGAAAGCCGACGGATCGGTTGATCTCTATTATTTGGCCAACCGGGCGAATCGCAAGTATATCCGCTGGCAAAAGGCGCTAAAGCAAAAGGTGGAGTCCGCCTCCGTGGTCAATCGCACTAGCGCCGTGCAAGCAATTTACGAGCATGGGAATAACTGGAAAGACCCGGCCGGAGATTCGTCAGATTCCAATATCAAAACCTATCTTCAATCTTACTTTGACACGGGCTTAGGCCAAGGGACCTTTGACAAATCCCCCGGCGTAGAACCCACCGGCGGGTATACCGTGGATAAGGACGGGGATACCGGGGTGACCGCACCCACGGCCACCGGGGACCAAGCGTCGGTGACCTCCATTGAAACGCCTCTCACCTACGCCTCGTCGGTCTTAACGCATTTGGAGTCGGAGTTGCGCGATGGCGGTTCGTTTATCGGCTTTAAGGTTAACCACAACGGGTCGCTTTCGGAGTCGTTTTCTAACTCCTTTGGTGAGAACAAACTGGCCGGCTTTTTAAACGGGACGTCTTCGGCAACGCAAGAAGCCAAGTTCTCGGTTGCTGGCGGTAAGACCGGGATTGCCCCAATCGATGCGGTGATCGGTGGGGTGACCGATGTGTTGCAAGGCTACGCCGCCGGAACCGGGCTTTCGGGGTTGGTGAACATCTTCCTCGGCCAAGGGTTTGTTGAGATTCCTAAGCACTGGATTGGTTCTGATGCCTCGTTACCGCGTGAAACCTACACGGTGAACTTGCGTTCGCCTTACGGGAATCCGGTCTCACGGATTCAGAACTTGATCATCCCGCTCGTGTGCTTGTTGAATATGGCTCTCGCACATGCTGCGGGCCCTCAGGCTCACACTTCCCCCTTTTTAGTCGAAGCGTACGCCAAGGGACGAAGCCAGATTCGCTTAGGGATGATCGACTCGATGACCATCACCCGTGGGGTGGGTAACGTCGGCTGGACCCAAAGTAAGGAAGCGCTGGGAATAGACGTGAGCTGGTCGGTGGCCGATCTTTCACCGATGTTTGCCATCCCAATCGACCCTGCGCTGTCTCCGGCCGATCTGGTCAACCCTGCGCGGGCTGCGATGAAGTTGATGGGCGATGAAACGCCGTACTCTGACTATATGGCGATCCTGGCAGCTTTGGGGGTCAACGACCAGATCTATCGCTCCGAGCAGCTTGCTCGCGTGTTGGCCAAAACCAACGTGGATATCAAGCAGTGGGTCTCCCCGACCCAGTTTGCCGCGAACTTCTCCCAATCGCTTGCCGGGAAGTTGATGTCCGCGTTCATGTTGGGTACCCCCGTTAACTAAAAAAAAACAGCATAAAGGTCCTAAGGGAAACTGCTCACGCAGTTTCCCTTAGCCTTTCTTTTTTAAAGGATGGCTACTTTGGGGTAATATTGCTGGATCATTGCCATCTTGGTCCGTGAGGCAAAAAGCCCGGCGATCGCCACCGGTGTGCGGTAAAGTTCGGTGTATTCAAGCAAGGTCTTGGCGTTGGCTGAAGCGCTGGCAAAGGGCAACAAGTTTACCGCTTGAAAAGGACCAAAGGTAAAGACCGCCCAATTTGCGTTCGCCGCGTTCAAACAAAAGAGCAACTTGGTGAGGAGCTCGCCGTATTCTGACGTTTGGGTACCCGATTTAAATTTGAAGTACCGTAAGATCGAGGCAGTCCAATCGGTGTTTAAGGCCACCAACGGGGCAATCCCCACTTTGTTGATAATATACTCCAAGGTGTAGACGTCCCCGCCTTTGATCGCAAGATAGGCATACGAGGCCAACGCATTGATCCCGTCACTGGCGACCGTGTACTTGGCCAGGAGCTCGTCGATCGAGCTAAAGGCCCCGGCTGAGACCAATTGCATCAACATCGTGTCCCAGCCGGCCTTTTGCGCAGGCGCATCGATTAACGCTGAAGTGGTGGAGTTAGGGGTGGTGGCCGCCACCTTGTTGGTAATCGAGGTGACCAATTGCACCAGTTGCCAGGTCGGGTCGTTTAAGGGCAGTTTGATGCCCGCGGCGTTTAAGACGTCTCGCCACTTTTTATTGGAGATATCATCGGCTAACTGGGCGGCTTCCTTTTTAAGCGAATCGCCTAAGCCTACGATGGAGGACAACGGAAAGCCGGTGGCGTCGCCGATGCGTTTGTATAAGGCGTCGTAGTTAATGGCGTTACCGTTTCGCACATCGACAATCGAGGACAACGCGGAGATGCTCAAGACGTTGTTGGTGACTTTTTTAATAAACCCATCCACGTTGCCGATGGCTTGGTCTTTGTAGTTGTTCATCGCCGCCAGCGACGTCTTGGCTTTGGTGTCGACCAAGGTCAAGTTTTCTTGCACACCGGAGACAAACAGCGACGAGGTTTTGTTCACGGCATTCACCGACCCCGATTGGGAGGCCGAGACGACTTTGTTTATGTTGTTGCCAATATCGACGAGGGCCATAAGGGTGCCTTACCAACAAAAAAAAATAAAGAGATAAAGAGGGTTGCCCCTCTTTACGTTTACGGTGTTTCGGGTGGAACGCTCGGGGGTGTGGGTTGGGGAGACGGGGTGTCACCAAACATCGGGCGCTGGAGCACCACGGTTTCTTTCATCTCCACGGTGGTGCCGTTAGGGCGCTCCGCGGTGATCGTGATCGTGAGCTTACGATAGCCCAAAAAGGTCATCGCCTTGATAAACGCCGGCCACGACATCTTCGGCTTTTCGAGCATCGCCTTTTTCAAATTCCCCCGTTCAGTCCCAATGGCTTGCACGTCCATCTTTTTAAACGCACGCAACCGATTCACATGATTTGAGACCAACGCATTCCACTTTGAGATGCCGACTTCTTCGGCTGACATAAACAAGCGCCATAACCTAAGGAGCGTATGGCTGGTTTCATACGCCCTTTTGGTCACGTCAGTCAGGATCCCTGACGCAATATCAGAAGGTTTATTAGGATCTGCCACCTACGACTCCTTTTATAAACTGAGTAACCCACAATACACTACCGCGCGAAAGACTTCCAAGAGTTCGGTATACACCACCGAAAGCTTTCGTAAATAGTAGTCGCGGGAGACATCATCATCACAGTTTTTAATAACGGAAATAAAACGTTCAAGCTCTACGTTGAGCAAACGGAAATACGAAATGGGGTCAAGACCTAACCCGTTGTCGTCCGCTAACCAATCATACAACGTCGTGGTTGACACCGGGGTAAGGTGATTGGTTAGCCAATGCATGTCACTAAGATCGGGGCTCTCATCGCTTAGCACGCTGTTCACGTGGATAAGCGTGGTGAGTAACGCCGCGGCGTTGGGGGTTTGGGTGGTAAGGTTAACCTCCAGGGTTTTACGGGAATTGAAGTATTTTATGATGTTTCTACTAGAAATGATATAGTCGAGTGCCTCTATAGCGTGCAAGCTTTCAGTTGACGTGTAAACCGTTCGTTTTACGCCTTCAAGTAAAGCCGTACAGCGTCGCAGGACTAACTTACGATACCAACGCATTGTCGTGTCCTTAAAGTGGTACGCACATTACCTTTTAATAATGTAGGTTTCTATTTTTGTGGAGTAACTGAGCATGAGTGAACCCATTACCGTTGTTGACGACGAAGCCGGCCTTTTGCGGGCGATGCAAGTCAGGCGCCTTCAGATCGTGCAAGACATCCTTGATGAACGCGATAGCGAAGGTAAGTTGATTCCCCATAACAAAAAAGACACCAAGGTGTTAAAGGTGGCGTTAACCGCGATGGCGGACATCTCTAAAGACGTGATCAATCGTCAACGCCTGGATTTGGACAAACAGCAAAACGAAACCAGCAAGAACAACGCCGACGTGATGGGGCTGCTGTTAACCCACGTGTTGCAATCGGGTGGGTTGGCGCTGGCCAACACCGTGCAAGGGGTCTTGAGCGCTAACGTGCCTACCCCGAAACTCGACGCCCTGCCCCCGGCCACCTTTGCCGAAGGCGAAACACTGCAAGGGGTGGAGCATATCGAGTATGATGATATCATGCATCCCACGAAAACGAAAGCTTAACCCTCCAAACTCGGTGGTGTGTCGGTGACGTAGGAAAACAACCTCACGTCTAAGAACACCACCGTCACAAAGCCAAACAGGGCGACCGAGGTCGATTCAAACCCTGATGCGCTCAGCCCCTTTTGTCGGGCTTCCTCCGTCACATCCTTTAACATCAACCGGGGCGTCAGTACCGAGACGTCTGGGATCTGTGTCGTTTTAAACTCCTCCGTGTGCCCCATCAACCACCGATCAAACTCATAGACAAAAAAGACTTTGTAATTCGCCTTTAAAAAGGCCAACGACAACTTGGCCGGGTCAACGTCAATCAGCTCGATATCGGCCGCCCCGCCGGTGTATTCTTGTAAATAGTTCACCAAACCCCGTTGACGCTCTTCAGGTAAGTTATACGGAAAGGTGTTTACCGTCACCTTGATCCCCGAGGCGAGTACCGGCATACCCTTGGTGGTGGTGAATTTAGAAATCAGGTGAAGCAAATACACCGGCACAAAAGTCATTCTCGACAACGCCAGGGTTTCCTCGTCACGGGTGGCGTAAGACGCGTCGTAGGCCTCTTGGGTTAAGCTTGTGCCCCGTTGGCCAAAGAGATCAGAGGTCCGCAGATGGTAAAACGGCTTAACCCGCTCTAACGCCGCTTCGCCCCCCACTTTGGCAATGGTGGCAATGCGGGTATCGAGTAACGAATCCAGGTCAACATAACACCCTAAGGTTTGATCCATTTTTAGTCTGCCTCTACAAGAAACACGTGAGCCACGTCAATACGGGATAAATAATACAAAAACAACACCCAATGGTTCTCTTCCATCAGCTCGACCACTTCTTGATACCGAGGGAGGATCGCCCGGATGGCTTCGGGCATCACGCTCGATTCGGTTGATGACATGCACGAGAGCGCGTCGGCCACATGGGTAATCAGCTCCGTTAGGCTCTCGTTGGTCGTGAACAAACGGGCTTGGAGTAACGAGGCCCCCCGATAGACAAACTCGAGCAGTTGTTGGTTTTCTAACAAGGCTTCCATCACGGTGGTGCTGATCACCGACGGCGTCCACAAGCGCATGTACGAATACTCCATGTTAAACTTGGAGATAAAGTCCACGATTGCGGTGTATTTACTGTCGGTTGACACCGGTTGTTTGGTCAGCTTGGACAACAGCACCCGGCCTTTTAAATACACCAACACAAACTCGGTAACGATCTCTTGGGCCCGATCGTTACGTTCGGTAACGTTTAAGCGCTGGCCTTGGAGTCTTTCTAGCAATTCAGACGGGGTTGACATCTCTTCGTTCCTTACAAATTGTTGTCTAAGTGCATCCCGGTCTTTAAGATTGTGGCCACGGTCTTGGTGGACTTCACTTTGGTCTTGTCAGAGGAGATACTGGAGATCGTGACGCCACCGTTGGCAATCAGCTCGTTGTTGTAGTCGCGAAAGGCTTTATCATCACCGCCACGCACTTTGAGGGTTTCTTCGAGGATCTTCTCCCCACCCATCGCGTAGATGATCTGGACTTCAGGGTACGAGATCGACGCACCCTTGGACTCGGTAGTCGGTTGGTTGGTGAGATCGTCGATATGTGAGTTGTCTTTGGGGATCGACATCTTCTTTGAGAGCTTTTGCTGCTGGATACGCAAAGGCAGGATCAAGATCGGGTATTCTAAGGGGGTTAAGAACTCCTCCCCGGTTTCCGGATCGATGTCCCACACCCGCTCCATCAACTTACCGCCTTCCCGGGTGATCAGCTTGATCACGTTTTCCACGTCAATGACCGTGCCCGTGAAGTTGGGGTGGTAAAAGGGCAAGTACTCGTGATCTTCCTCAAAGCGGGTCATCATCGCGTCGAACTGTTGATCGGTGGTGCGGGCAAAGAAGTCTTGATAGATGGCCTTGTTACGCCCCCCTGGGAGCAGGTCGTCGATGCACTTTAAGATGTAGTCTTGGGTTTCTTGACGGGCGATATTCATTAAAAAGGCTCCTGTATAAAGCGATACGCTATAGTATCTACACCGGGTACCACTGCGGATCGGCCACCCCGTGGATCCACAAATACAGCGGGATTTTGCCTTTTACCAGCTTGATCATCTCTTTGGTACCGGGTGATACCCCGTCCCAAAAGATCAACGCGTGAGTGGCTTTTTGGGCCATTACCCCGTTACGGATCATCCCTGCCGGTTTGCCTTGCAATTTCCACAGCGCCGGAATCCCTTGCAGTAAAAAGCCGTTCTTACGGCACAAGGTGATGGCCAGATCATCCGGCCCCTTCCAGGCCAAGCCACTTAAGATGGTGATGTCGTAGGGATAACACGCTTCAAAGTTCCACTTCTTTAGTGCCCCAAACACCCCTGCTTCAAAGGCGTCATATTCTGTTGCCGTTCGAGAACCTGCAATCAGAATCACCGGTTTTTCGGTGACGACCGTGTTGGTGCGCCATTCGTCATAAAAGTCCAGTTGCCAACGGTGCTTTTCCGTGCGATCAACCACCTTCCCGCCGTACTCAAAATAGTGCAAGAAGGGTAAGCGTGATTCCCGTACCCCATCACCCAACACTTTGTTTTGCACCAGGCGCAGCTTCATCCCGTCTAAGAAGTCTTGTTTGAACTCCCGGTATTCTACCAGGGGAAAGGACTTGCCCACCTCTTTGGCCTTATAGCCCGTTAAGCTCCTCAGAGCCTCGTGGCACTTCCCCGTGGCCAACCAATACCAATATCCCTCTAACGACGCAAACTCGCCGTACGTGGGGTGGGTAAAGCCGTAGGCAGACATATTCGATAAGGCTTTCCCTAACCAGGTTTTGCCCTTCGAATAAACATTCAGATGCTCCGTACCATCGTCTAACGGTTCGATCTCGTCCATCTTTTTAACTCCTAAGCACAGGGTAACCGGCAAGGGGATGTCATCTAGCGCGGCATAAATAAGGGCGCGAACCTCAGGCCACGCCAGTTCCCCGTTTTTACACCCTAAGGGCGTCAGGGCCAAGGACGTGATCCCCAGGTCTTGGTAGTGCTCGCGCAGGTACTGAAGGTTGTCTTTGATCCACTCAATCTTTGAGGGCTCCCACGTCCGGTCTTTGGTCGGGAAGATCAATATGTTGGGGGTGCCCGGATAGACCCACAGCGTATTGACCGTTTGTTCGCCTCGGGCGACCTTGGCCCGATAGGCATCATAAAGCCCTGGGACGGCCTTACGCAGGTAGAGCGCCACACCCCGGCCCATGTGTCCCTGACAGTTCACCGTGCACACCACGTGGCTGGTAGCCGCTTTAAAGACGTTGGTATACCCTTCGCTGACGATCGTCATAAAAGAACCCCCTTAGATGTGCACGTTATAACTGCGAACCGGTGCCCCCGCTTGCAAGCAACTTTTATACAAGGCGTTCATCCCTTGGTCTTCGTGATCCCAAAAGATAATGGCGTAGGTGGCTTGCGAACCCAACGCCACACAGTTCTCATAAAAGGCCGCTTTACCGGTGGCCCAATCGACGGGCACGTCAACGTGTTCCAGGTGATAGGCCTGCAAGAGCTCTGGGAGTTGATGGGCGATGGTACCTTGTTCGCCGTTGGAGATAAACACGATCTTTTCCGGGGTGACATAATCGGGGTCGGTGTCGTCAATCCCCTCGTTAAGCAAGTAGATGGTTTGGAGCAGGGCATCCACGGCCAGTTTGGTGCGTACCATATCGGTAAACCCCCGCATGGAGGCCACCACGATACGGACTTCTTTATTGATCATCTGACTGTCCTATTAAAGTTTTTTAGCGTCCTTGACGTGTCACCCTGGTAGGCGGGTTTCCCCGCCTAGGCCGTTACTTGAGCCAATAAGGGCGGTACTCGTCATGATACATCCGTAAAAGATCCATCGTACTGAGAAACGGCAACGGGTGGTTATCTTCGTCATAGGTCCAATACCCCCGGGTGTTTAACAACACATCCCACTTATACCCTTTCTTCTCTAGCCCTTCACGCAGCTCGAGTGGGGTCATATTGTACTTAGGATCGCGCGTAAACCATAGCATGCGCATTTGGCACATCTCCATGGTGATCTCCAGCGCCCGGCGTAAATCGGCGTTGTTATCGATCTTCCCGCGCACGGTGGTGCGTTGGAGTTTGTGGTGTGGGGCAAGCTCCACCCAATAGTTGCGATCGTTACCCCCTAAGCCGTAGCCCCCCATCGAGCGGATATGGTGAAACTCCGTTAAGCCGGCCAACAGCCCTTCGGATTGGGACATCACGATTTCCCAGGGGGCTCCCGACGGACCCGACTTGCCCCGGATATTACGGCAAATCAAGGTGATCAAATCCGGGTTGCCTTCGGTATCTTCATCTGGGATCCCTTCTTTGGGGTATTCCCACACCTTGGTGGTTTTGTTCTTCAGTACCGTGCCCGTGGAGATCTCCCACGAGTTGTTGGGTAAAGAGAGGATCTGGCCCGGGACCTTGGAGATCTTTTCACCTTGTTTCATAAAGGTGGTTTTCTTCTCTTGGGGTTTACCGTCCATCGAGATCTCTTTACCCAAGTGCGCGGTCATAATGACGTATAACCCACCGTTGTTGGCAAAGCCTTGCACTTTTTCAATCAGCATGCGTTTGGCGTTCGATACCCGCATGGCCTCCGGTTGCATCTCGCCTTGGCCGATCTCCATCTTGGAGAAGTTCTTTTCTAAATCTGAGAACTTCATCTCTGAGATCGAATCGCCGATGTTGACCGTCGGGTAAAGGTAGCGAATCGATTGGCCTTTGGTGTCAATAAAGGGCAGGGTTCCCATCTCTTGCTTGTTGCCGGCTTTGCTGTTGGAATAGTCTTGTACGGTCTTTTTAAACCATTCGTTGCCTTTGACCTTGGAGTCATCTGACAAATACACACGACCGTCGTTTAACCACTCCAAGGGATCGGCACCTTCCATCGAAGGATTGGTGGCAAATTGCAAGATACGTTCGGAAGACATCGTGCACTCGGTGTCGTAGTGCAAGCCGTTGGAGTGCAGATAGCGCTGCAACACCCGGCCCATAAAGAATAAAGCGATCGCGGTCTTAAAGGTGTTGCCTTTGCCAACGATCGAGGTAAAGGGGGCTAAGCCGCCGTTTAAAATCGATTCACCGTGTTTACCAAAGCGATACGCCCCGGTGGGTATGTCAAACCCTGCTCCAAGGTTCGGAAAGGGACGGATCGGCGCTGATGCTGCGATGACATCACCAAATGGAATCATTGCGAGAGTCCTTGTTGAAATAAAAAAAAAGAAGTTCATATAAAGTCATCTTATGTAAATTGTTACTTTATCCTGGAGCGGACTATGTCTGAGATCACCCTCGGCGAACTTGAAGCCAGCATTAAAAGCCTGAAGCTTGACGCTGGTTTAGAAGCCTTTAATTTCGTGAATACCGCCGGCACCTTTTTTACCAAAGTCAAGCAGTACTTCATCACCGCAGCCCCGGAAACGAAAAAAGCCCTGGTGAAAGCCGACTTTTCTCCGATCCTTAAAGCCTACGGACACTATAACTATACGGACTTTATGGAGCGCCCGGTCTTTCAACCGGCACGCTTAGCGATAAGCTATCACGAATGGCTCGACGTGTTGAACGTCTTGGCCGCGTATTGCACCTACGTAGAAACCGATTTGCTCCCCTCGACCTTAACGTGGATGGCGGAGTTGTCAGTTGGCAAAGCCTCCGTTGCTTACGCACCGAAGTTTAAAAAGGAGCTTTACAACAAAGTCGAAGGGGAACTTGGTAAAGCCTTGTCCGGTAAAGATGTCACCACCGCACCCTTTGGTGATCGCTTTAGTAACTTGTTGGATTTCAAAAACGTCTACGTGGAATTTAACAACCTGGCGACCTTGGTCGGCAAGACCGACGTCGATGCAGTGTCCCGTAAGGTCACCCGCTTAAGTGAGGTGGTTAGTGCCTTACAAGACGCGATCGCCACCAAAACCATTACCTTGGATCGTCATGCGGTTGATAACGTGTCAAATACGGTACTTAACGCGGCCCGGGCGGTGGATCTTTACAGCATCTGTATCACCTTGCTGATCACCACTGGCGCGGCACTGTCGAACACCGCACTCGAACTTAAACAAAAAATGAAAGCATAAAGGCCAGGGTAGCGCCCCTTGCGGGCGCTACCCTAGTTTATGCCGGCTTGCACGGTTATTGGATCACTTGGTTGATATCCGACCACATCTCGACGGTTGAGCCATAACGCAACCAAGACGGGGTTCGGGCCAAGAAGTCGATTACCGACGCCGTCGGTAAATCGGTATACACGTGTTTGAATTCCGCTATCCTCGCTCTGATAAAGGCCAAACATCGCTCCACCTCCGAGGAATCCACCGAGATATGATACACCCGGTTAATCTCATCAGCAGACGCGTTGGGGTGGCGACAGTAACACACGTAGGTCAACAGCACCTTGCGTTTGAGGTGAAGCTCAAGGTCAAGGTCAGGATCGGTTAACGCCGCAAACTCCATATACGAGCGTTTGGTGGGTGATCCGGCAAAGATGGTTGTCATAGAGTATCCTCGCTCTCACTGCGTAAGCTCTTTTTTGGAGAGAATGCGCAGATCAGCGTACACGTTGGCCATAATTAGGTACCCTTCATCGCAGACCACGATGGTGCCGTAGTGGAAGGCGATATCGGATTCTTTCAAGGTAAACACGTAGACTTTGGGATTTAACCCGGCAATACCGGACAACACGTTGCGAGGTGGCAGGGAAAGCCCCAACGTACACGTGAGGTCCACGCTATGCGCGCGACCTAACACCGCACAGGGTACCGTAAACTTAACAGCTTTAGTGATTTGTTTGATCGAATCGACTAAAGCCAACTTAGACGCCTTTTTCGTCTCCACGGTGTGATACAACGCATCAGTGACTTCAAAGAACGCCGTTTGGGCACTCACCTCTTGGCGATAAAAATCGCTTAAGATGCCCCCGAGTTGGCGTAAAGACTCCACGGCACGATACGAGATTCCCGGGGGATTACGCTCTTCTACTAACACCGCTTCAGTACAATTGACGATCTTATTCACCCGCATCGGTGCACGGGCCAGCAACCCCCCTTGGTAATCCACCAAGTCTTTGTGGTTAAAGGGATTATAGATATGATCCATGCGACCAATCATCACGTTACCAAAATAGTCTTGCACTAAGCGCTTGGTGGCGTTATAAAGGGTCGACAGCGCCGGCTCGGGTGCCCGCAACCACACCACCGAGTAAGCCTTATCTGCGATCGCTTTTCCCAAGTACTCTTCATCCACATCCGTTTTGGACGGCGAGCCAAAGCAATACTCATAAAGGCCCGAGGCGTTGGGTTCGGTCAGCACCCCGTCGGTTAAGTTAAAATACCAGCGTGGGTGGGCAAAGAGCACCGGACGCGCGGCGTCGTATTTGTCCAGTCCCCCACCCTCAAGGACTTCGTGTACCGGCTCAACGTTGCCTTGCTTGGCTAAAAAGACCCCACGGGTGGCCATATAGTCGGCATACATATTCCCTTTGTAGCCATCGTGGGCTTTGATCCAGCGGATCTCAAACCCGACGTTGGCTGCCTTGACTTTTTCGACCGCGGTATTAAGGGCAACCCACAACCCTTTGTTGGCCACTTCGTTGCCATCGGACTTACGCCACTTGTTTTTAAGCCAACCCGGCATATATTGGTTAAGGCCTTTACAGACGTATTCGGAGTCCGAGCGTATATAAAGGTCTTGGGTGTTGTGCTGCAAGGCAAGCGTCAGTCCGTTGATCGTGGCCGTCAATTCAGCCACGTTGTTGGTGGTTTCCGGTGCTATGCCCCCAAACGATTGTAAGGTCTCAAGCGGTCTGACCACCTCGCGCTGCTCGATTTCGGTGTCAGACTTGTCGATATACCCAATCGTGCTGGGGACGTTTAAGGCCGGTTTCTTTTTCTTTTTGTTGTCAGGGTCATCTATTAAGTAGGTGTAGCCGTGAATCCCCCACCCACCGGCGCCTTGGCGACACCCGCCATCCGTGTAGAGCACCATAGACACCCGTGGGAGTTTAACCTCATCCGTCATCGTAAATTCCTCTAAAGTGTTAAGTTCTCTTATGATGGCACATAAAAGTACGTTTTTACTGGGTAGGAGCGATGATGCCTATTCGTCGTTTAAGTGCGCGATTTTCTTGTTCAAGCACGTCGTTTTCATGACGCTCAGCAAGCAAGTCGCGGACGAGATCAGCATTTTGTTTCAGTAAGAGCCTGTTTTGTTCCACCGTCTCCGCCAGACCCGGGTAGATCTGCACGTCTCCTTTGAGCTGGGTCACTTGTTGCGACATGGTCACGTTTTGTTTAAACAGCAATTCAAACTGTTTGTAGCCAAACGTGACGATCCCGACAAAAAGAATGAGCACCAGGGCCATCGCATAAAAATAGGCTTGGCCTTTTCGAGACGTGTGATAGCGGGTCGCGCCGTCTGACATAAACGTTTTAGAACGGCGACGTAACAGTGGCAGGCTCCAAAATAAAAACTTTAAACTAAGCACATCTCGTCTCCCCGGAATTACCAATCACTGCGTCAAATGTTATGTATTTGATAACCCAAACCATGAAATAAAGGGCAAAGTATGAAAACAATTTTAGGGTTTTCAGAGTATCTTTCTCTGATCAGTAACGTTGCAAACACCATTAACCCTATCGGTGAATGCTCAAAGATAGCACGAACGTTTACGAAAGATGATCTCGGGGTATATACCGCCTCTACTGCGCCTAACGTGAATCTGTTGGTTTTTGCGGCCACCAACGAAACGAATACGGCCTTCTCACCCGATACCACCTATACCTCCTCGATCATCGCTTTGTTAAACTACATCCTGGTGCGT